TCAACCAAGTTGTCGAGATATTTCGTGGTTCTCCATAACCCTCTTTTATAGAGTTGGTTACGGAGTGACACCACAGAAATAATCTCCTGAGCGTCACTCTGTCGTGTTGGGATTACTCGTCGGACGCGAACGACTGAAACGTCTTCGCCCTTGTAGTAATCCTTTCCGCAAGACTCTCTGAAATAACCAGTCCAGAAAGACTTGCTAGCGTTGACCTTGAACCCAAAAGTCTCAAGGTTGCTAACGACAGAACGCACATAACGGACGGGGACGATTATATCGTCACCGTACGTGCGCACCTGACCTCTGAATGACTTAATGTCATCATTGGTTAGCGGTCTCTTAAGCTCTCGCTCAATCCCTAGGAATATCACTGTCATAAAGACAAGCGACTCCATAGGAAAGCAAAGAGCTGAACCCATAGATGCGAACTTGGCAAGACGAATGATTTTCTTTTCGCCTTTGACAAGCACTTCAGCTTTTCGAGACCTTGTTGCATCAACTGCCTCACCAAGGTGAGGGTGGTTTTTGAACATGGTCTTTACAAGCTGATTCGAAACACGGTCCGATGCTTCACTCAAGTCGAGTGTAGCTAGATCCCCGTAAAGGGAACCTAGGCGAGCAAGTTCCTGGTTAGGAACATTGCTCTTCCATTGGATAAAGTGACGAGCGTTGTCATCTCGCTCGATCGCTTTCTCGAATGCTTCCAATATCCCCTGCTGCGTGTATTGCATCGCAGTAGGTTCAATTGCAATTATTCGGGGTGTTTTGAGCGTCTTAGGAACAAGAACAACCCTTACGGGTCGTTCTTCTCCGGGTTCGAGCCAGTTAATACGGTCAAGGTTAGAGATGTATTTCCAATGCGGGAGTAAAAACTCACCCGCTGGGAACACTTTCTCAAGCCTTTCCGTCCACTCGGTCTGATTGTACTTTTGGTTACCCTTAAGTCGATCAGCGGTGGCACCGGGTCCGTGCTTAGGGAGAATCTCGAATTTCGCAATGGAATTATCCACTGACGAAAAGAGATCAGCCCATAGCAAGCGAGAGATTCGATGGAAATCTTCCATTTCAGAAGATCCCCTCGAAGCGTCCGCTTCCTTAACTGACTGCTCACACTTGAGATATCCGTCAATTGCTGCGTCCTTCCTTGTATCACTACAGGGAAGAAGGATCTTCCCGAACATCAGCGTAAGCTGACGTATCGAGTAGATAGCATCAACTGACGGGTTATCA